GTGCCGCGCACAGTGCCAACATCATGTGAAAAAGAACCAGCAATAATAACCTGCTCTGTTCCACCAAGTGATTGAACAAACGCCATGATCTACTCCTTACGCCAGCGCTACGCGGCAGTTGTAACCAGGAGCCGTGCAAAGAAGGTTCCCGTAGTAGCCCCAGCGGTACTCTACCCCATCTTCGTTAGCCTGGCGAACGCCTTTTAAGCCATCGAAGTCGAGAAGACGAGGAGCTGGTCCAAGGGACTTGAGCTTCCACGTATCCAACTGGAGAAGATAAGCAACATTGATTGGGCAGTTGTGATCAGCATACACGTCAACCATTCCGGTAGGAGTGGCAATGCTGATACTTGAAAATCCGAAAGTTGCGGCAGCTTCACCAGCGTCATAGCGACGACGGTTATTTGCTCCAGCAACTGCTGCACGGCCTTCCAAGTCGAGCGCAAGCTCGGCCCAGTCAGTGGGATTCATAAAGCATGCATCAGGACGACCACCTTCGCGAGAGGTCTTAACCGCCGCATTAATGATTGTCTCCATTACGCTTGATGCATAGCTCTGGCGCTGCCCACCGAGGCGGGTTTTATCCAGAGTACGATCTACACCAAAGAATGATGATGATGTGACACTGGATGGAATCCACGCATCAAGACCAGACATCTTAATGTTAGAGCCACCGTTAGCCGCATCGCCTTCAGCATAAAAGAAATCCGCTGTTGATAGGGATGAGATTCCAGTTGTGCCTGCAACGTTGGTTGTAATGGTATCAGCATCACGATCAACCGCTGTTACTTCAAGAACGCCGTTATACAGGGCGCTTCCATCAGTAGCACTTGCCTTAAGGCGCATGCCAACTTCGAAGTTAATTGCATGACCTGCAACCAGTTCGATGGTTGTATCACCAAGACTCGCAGAAGATGCGTGAACTTGGCCGATTGAGCCTGTGCCACTGCGGTAAATGTCTCGGCCCATCGTGCGCGCAAGCGTGTGAAGAGCAGAGTCAGTCTTTGCCTTAGCAACATCAAGAAGAGAGCCTTCGCTACCATCGGCAGCAAGAAGCGTCTCGTTATCAACGCTGACCACGGCATAATCTTTAACTCGAGTAACTACAAAGTCCTCAAGCTTGGTTCCGCCACGGTTGTTTTGAGCAGTCTGAAAGTCAGCACTGCGTCCTTGGGTTAAGCCATACTCAACCGCATACGTTGCGTTTCGCCCAGGAAAGCTAGTTTCCTTGGGAATCATCGCAAGCAATGGGTTGTTTTTGTACACCATATTTTCGACCTTCTTATACGGGTACATGTGCTTCATGGCCGCATCGAAGTTCGTTAAGTTAAAAGAAGCCATAGCTTCCTCCTAATCACGTAAAGAGTTTGCCTTTGTACATCTCCCGAATTTCTTCGTACGAGAGATCTTCTGCATTTTTTCGCGTGGGCTGCTGTTGCCACGCTGAGGACATTGTTGCGCTTCGTCCCCGATTTCCTGCTGTTGCTCCAGGGTTGTACTGTCTAAACTTCTCGGCTGCTGCCTCTGAAGAATAGAACTCCTCTTCACGCTTACGGAGGCCGTCTTCAATCTTACTGAAAGCTTCTTCTATAGTGATATTCTCACCAGTTTTTCGATAATATGCAACCATTCCCTGAACAACGTCCTGGGCTGAGCATGCGTCTTTGACCAAGGCATACTGCTCAGTGCTTGTTGCAAAGTCTTCAACCTCCGAAATCAAAGTACCAAATGCCTGCTTAGAGCGGCTTTCTTCTACTTGCTGACGCGCTGCGGCATCTCTTCTAGCAATCTCGGCCTTTAATTCGTCGAGCTCTTTCTGGGTCTTGCCCACTTGTTGCTCAACCGGAATTTGGTCGCCATAAATTTGCCGCTGGGTCCACTTCTGATAGTATTCCGCCGGGTCAATCCCCTGGGAACGAAGGAACTCTTCAGGGCTTTCTTCTAGTTTTTGACGTGCGTTGCGAAGCTGTCCAAGCTGCTGCTCCCTCTGGGCAAGCTGCTGCTCTTTTTGCTTCATCTCAATTTCTTTAGCTCTTACCTGTTTTTCCCGGCGAAGGTTCGCAAGAAACTCCTTGCTCTTTGGCGGGGGTCCAGGTTCCTGCTGCTCAACCGGCGCTTCAGCCTGAATCGGCGAGGCCTCTTCTGAGAAGATGTTAAACGACTCTGGCTCGGAGGGCTGTGCCTCGCTTGGTGTCATGGGTGCTTCTGGTTCTGATGGGGCTGATTCTTCAGTCATTTAGCTGCTCCTAAATAGGTAGATTTCCTATGCCCGGAGGTAATCCAGGCGGGGGACCACCAGCCCCAGGAGGACCTGCCGGGGGAAGCGGAAGACCACCGCCCGGAGCTGGAGGCATTGCAAGACCAGGAGGTAATCCCGGAGGAGGTCCGGGTGGCATTCCTGGCGGCATACCCATACCAGGTTGCGCGCCTGGCATAGGCGGAGCCCCCATCGGAGGAGGCTTTGTTGCACCAAGCAGGCTATCGGCCTGAGAGATCCAACGACGCAATAACTCTCGACGCTCCTCTGGAACGTCTTCAAGAATCGCAAGGTTATAGGCTGCTTGAACTCGCTTAATGCCGAGCTCAAGATTCATGTATGGCTCGGGGCCAATGTATTCACCCTCTTCCACCATCTTCTCAACAGCCATATCGATTACGTCTATATGAGCGTTCTTGATCCTATTGGCCCGCTCAATGTCCGGGAAGTCGAGCAACTGATGCGCCTCTTCTTTGGTGAACATTCCGTTAAGCATCATCTCATTAACCGAGGCCAGCTTGGCTGCAGGCGTCTGAGGCAATGAGCCGATAGGTTTAATCTGAATCACATACTCATCATCATCGAGATCGATATCCGACCACTTAACAATCTCTAGGCCGGTCTTCTTGTCAAAGCTCTTGGATGAGAAGCTGCTGTCCCCGGACGAAACATCTCTGACAAGTTCTATAATCTGCTCGGAAATATCCAGGAAGAGCTGCTCATAGGCTTGGCCGACAACCATGAATCGCTCTGACTCAATGTCTGAGAACTCCCGCAAAGCTCGACCCGACTCTAGGCCAACGGGCTTTTTGCTCTGAGCCGCAAGCTGGGAGATGCCCGTCATCTCGTAGGCTCTCTCAACCAGTCGGTCCAAGTGGGAGAACATCTCACCCGAGACAGCGCGTGGAACAAAGAACTGTGGTGGCGTTCCACGGTACTTCATCACTCCCCAAACTCGATTATTGAGGTGGGCTTGGACAATCTTGGAAGAGTCTTCGATGAATACCTTCGGTGTAGCCAGGTGCATTTGCTCTTGGATTCTGGCCAGGAGCTTGTTGATCTCAACCTGGATGCCCTTCACTTCCTTGCTTAGACCGTTACCCCAGAAAGACATTGGGTTCTCGGTCCATCGCATAAAGGCAAATGGGAAGTATCCTTTTTCCCAGGGCTCATCGAGAAGGGTGATTGAATCGATACAGATGATGTGTCGCCCATCAGTAGCGTCTGGCCCAGAAGGCAGATGCCATGCTTCGTGGCACTGGATCATGTCACCCTTGCGAGCATTTTCATCGCTGTATTGATCGTCTTTAGGGGTGTCGGCTTCAACAATGGCTTGCCTGTGCTCGGGGAACATCTCAGCCAAAACATGCCTAGACAATCGCTTTGTCTGGAATAATTGGCGAGGGCTGTTTCCGTTCTCGACCTCAAGAGGGTCAAGGGTCAGCTCGTGCGGTGGAGTTCTTTCGGCCTTAATCTTTCCATGCTGCTCGAAGATCTTAACAGCCCCAGTCCCATAGATGCAGGAATCAAGGAAGGCTCGCTGAGCCACCTGGTAGATTCGCATGTCATAGAACTGGCCTTGGATAAACTTGTTGAAGAGCTGGGCTTTTCGCTTCTGGGAGAATGAACCCCCATCCGTCAAGAAGCTAACCGAAGGACGATGTTTGGCGATCTTGGCTGTAGCCGCCTGACAGATGGAGTGAACAATATTGAATGTTAGTCTTGGCTGACGCATCAAAGCGTAATTGGAAGACCCTTGAAGATACCGAGCATGCGGAGGAGCCCCATTGTAGAGACCACCGAATACTGCATTATCAGCGTAATATGAATCCTGCTCATCTCTGAGAACAGTGACAAACTTGCTGATTTGCCGATGAACATTTTCCTCATCAGCAAGCCACCAGAAGGTATCATCAAATACGCCGTAACTCATTCGCTAGCACTCCAGTAAAGGTAATCCGTTTCCGTATTACCCAGATCATCCACGGGTTCATACTCAAGTTTCTTTTTCAACTCTTGCTGTGGCTTCTGTGCTTCTTCGTCGTACCGCTCAAACGAAAACTCTTGTGGAATGGCTTGAGCCATCTGCGGAGCCAGGCCCACTAATTCGATCTCAACCTCTGAGTCCTTATAGCGAGATACCCCATGTTCATTGAGTAGCTTGAGAATACTCTTTAGCTTCTTGGTGCTAGGTGCAGATTCGTTCCTGCGCGCTTCACTCATTGCTTCCTCCTAGTTGGCCCAGAGATCAATGTCTTGATACCCTTCGCCCCATAGTTCTTTATCGTACTGATTTGTATCCTGTTCCTCAAGCAATCTCTGCTCGATCTTATCCTCAAGCTGCTTGAAGTATTCCTTACTCCCGAAATCAGGGGGCTTTTCCGCCTCTTCAAAGAAGAAATGTTTGCTCTCCATCCAGGCATAGAGGGCAGCATCTGAGAGGTGGTTGTCATATCTGCGGTCTTCAGCGGTCTTTGCCTTGTTGTATTGGAGCTTATCCCACTCCTTAAGAAGCTCCATCTCGGGCTTAACCTTGATGAATGCAGATGCCAGGTCCGAGTTCATGAGCTTAATCATGCCCACTTTGTCCCCGGTCTTTTTGGCAGCTCTAAGAGGTAGACCAGAGCGCTGCTTGAATGATTCCAAGAGCATCTTCGAGCTACCGCCACCAGTATCCATAACGATTGAAGTGAAGTTGTAGTCGCTCATAAAGCGCTTGATCTTATCCTCAACCTCCGAGATCAGCATCTGAGTCTCTTTGTATTCATCTATGATGTAGAGGTAAGGTGATTCAGGGCACCATCCCACAACCACAAAGGCGGTAGCATCATGATATCCGAGGTCGATACCCATGACGTATTCCCACTCATCACTGTGGGGGGTTTCATGAAGCAGGTTGTGCTCTCCGTAGGAATAGACGATGTCTTGATCGTCGCGGACCCAGAGGCCAAGGTATTCTCGTTTGAAGGATGGGTCGCCTGGTCGGAGGATCCCATTCTTAATGTCCTCCTCGATAGCTCGGACTGCATGTCTCATGTACGGGTTGTTTTTCACTGTCCACCTGTGAACTGAGAAGTTGTACTTCCCCTTTTCGGTGATATCGTAAAAGAATCCAGTACATGCACTGTTTGGTGTAGAGATCATGACCAGTGAGCCGTCTTTATCCAGGAGGGCTGGAGTCAGTACTTCGTTGACGAGCTCTTGCAAATTAATGTTGAAGAAAGCGGCCTCATCGAGGACAGCCAAAGAAAAGGCCGCACCACGGAGCTTATCCACGTCAGATGCATCGTTGGCCCCCGTGAATATGATCTGAGAGCCATTGGTAAAGGTTGCTAAGAGGTCGGCGTTGTTAAACCGGATACCCAGGCGATACTTCTGATTCAGATCTTTGAGCGAGGTCCAGAGAATACGCTTAGCTGCTTCCCTCGTCCTGGCGATGTAGACGCAGAGGGTGTTGTCATTGTCGAGGCACTCTTTGACGAGATAACGCCCTGCGGCAAAGCTCTTTCCACTTCGTCGACTGCATATTGCCGCTTTTCTTCTGCTGGGGTCTCTGACGAAGTCGACCTGCTCTGAGAAGAGCGCTTTCTCAATGTTGAGCACATGGCTACGTTTCCTTTGTCTTTTCTGGGCATCATTTGGCCCAACAGACTCCTGGCCAAGACGGATGGCCAAAGCCTCAAGGACTTCCCGACTCGTTAGAGTCATAGCAGGCAGGGAATCCTTTTTCTTACTGGAGGACACGGTTTTCTCCGTCGAGTATCTTCCAAATCACAGTAGGAAGAAGATTGCCCACGAAACGAGCATTCCATCTCTCCTTAGCCCCTAGCTTCTGCATATGCCATGACCAGAAGGTGCAGAATATAGGACTGGTTGTGTCCGGGTATACTTCCCTCAAAAGATCTCGAGCTACCCCATGCTTTCGGAAGTTCTTCTTCACGAAGATGAAATGGAGCAAGGGAGTCTCATCAAGAGTACCATGAGCCATCCATCCAATGATGTGGTCCTGGTCGTCATCCGGACACCAGATCTGAATAGCCTCTCGACGCACTAAGTCATCAATGAGGCAGCGGGTCATACCCGTCACTGCTTTAGTCGGGCATTTTACGGAGTGGAGCCATGAGTGGTAAATGAAATCATGGTCCAGTGGCTTTATCTTTCGAATCATTCTTTGGTTTTTCCCTGAGCACTTTTCTCGCTATCTTCATCAAATCCTCATTAGTCATTGAACTAATAGCGTCAGATTTGAGCTGTGCTTCTATTTCTAAGAGCTTCTTCATTCCGGAATAGCAGGAATCAAGCTTTTGCATCTCTCGATGGTCGAGCTCGCCCCCTGAGTCTATCTTCTGTTTTAGGCCAGAGATCTGACTCTCTGTGATTGAAAACAAGTCATCCCATAACTTGTGCTTGTCCTTCGACTGGACAACATTAACCTTCTTGCCCTGCACTGAATACGCTCCAGCACTTCGCTTCTTACGGGTCTTACTCTCTGCTGCTACTGTCATAAGAAAATGGTACGCCAATGATTGCAATGAAGGCAAGGGGTCGCTAACATGGAAGTACCCCACAAGCTACGGAGTAGACGCCAGTGACCACCCCGGTCACCCTTTAGGCGGACGCGCAACCCTTGTCACCCTTCGGCTCTAGATAAGAACCTAGACATCTAAAGCCTCACCCAGTTGGACCCTGGCAAGGGCAACGGACGTAGCTTCCCGTTGATGCACAATACAAGTAACCAATCTTGCGGGCTTTCTCTAGGTCAATCCGAGGGGGGGTGCTTCAATGGTGTAGCAGAAGTAGCAGGTCTTTCGAGCACTTAACCTGTGCGCAAAGAGAGTAGCTTAGTATTACAATTTGTTTTGCTAAATAAGAGTGCTACTCCTGCTACAGGGATCTACTCGTAACGCACTGCGCTAAACCCAAATCGGGAAAAAATTCATGGAGGGTGTTAGGTTGGGCGGTCATTAAGTTGAAAGAGGGGGTACCCCCCTAAACTCCGTGCCTACCAGCACTCCGCTGTGCTACTACATTCAACCGGGCCAGTTCCTCGGATGCCTCGGACAAGAGTCCGCCACGCCCGGAACCCAGCCGAACGCTCAAGCGCCGCGGGGCTGGAAGCGCCACACCACGCCACGCTACGGGACCTC